TATATTTATTCTCTAAAACTATTGGCGTAAATTTTCCTTCAATAATTATTTTTTCTTTTTTTTCTATAATTTTAATAAATTTTAAAGTAGTACTAATATTATTAGGGGATACTATAGCTTTTCCACACATAAAATATTTACAACTATATATTTTTATCTCGGGTTCAATTTTAAATTCTATTATCAACCATTTTCTAACAATTTCTATTATATCTTCTACTGTTAAACTATTATCATAAATATCCTTTCCTGTTTCGTCTATACGAAATAAAACTACATTATTAATAATACAATTACTATCTTCTAATATATTTTTAATTTTTTTTAATTTACAAAATAACTTTCTGTATTCTGTTGGTGATTCATGTGTTAAAAATGAACCTTGTTTTCCAGAACAATCAAAAATTCCACCAACAGAAATACAATTTACTAAATTATATGTAGATAATTCTCCTATTCCAAAATTTATATAAGCTTCTTTTTGTGAAAATTCAGTTTCAATAGTATCTTCTTCAATTATGGTAATATTATCTGTATTTTTATGGTCAAATAGGTCTTTATAATCTGTCATATATAAATTAACTATGTAAATTAACTATAAAAATCAATTTTATTTACTTATTTTAATAGCGAAATCATTACTATTTGTGGAGTATCAGGAATGTTTTTATCTCCTGTTTTATTATAAAGTGATACATTTCCACCTATAATTGGAATATCATGTTCAAAACATTTTTTATTTAAATCCTCCATAAATATTCGTAAATTATTAATAATATCATCAGGTACTCCGTAATTCAGACAATTTAGAATACATTTTGGTTTATATTTTAATTTAATAGCTGTTTTATAACAATCATCAAATGTATTACCAAAAGTTATACAAACTTCTTCATTTGCTTCTGGAATATCTAATATTGCATATTTTTGTTTATCTGTATATTTTACATCATTTCTTCCATAAATTGTTCTACAACCGATCGTAGAATCATATTGACTAAATAATTCATAATTAGAAGTAAAGTGTCCTCCTTTATCTTTAACTAAAGTTAGTTTTTGAGGATAATTAATTTCTGGTGTTTTAAAATTTTTAAAATTTTCTATATAAATTAATTTTTTATTTTTAAATATTTTATAACACCCACTACAATTAGTTTTACCTATAACTGCATTTTCTAAATCATATTTATCACAAATTTCTTTAACTTTATTAATATTTTCCTCTTTAACAACTATTAACATTCTTTCTTGTGCTTCTGAAATAATAATATCGTAATCTTCCATTTCACATTTAATAGGAACTTTTTCTATATGTAGATTAAGACCAAAATTTTTATTAAATTTTTTTCTACCTCTTTCTACTAGTTCCATAGAAGCACAAGCTATACCACCAGCACCCAAGTCTTGTGAACCTTCTATTAAATGATAACTATTCAACTCCAAGAAAGATTCACAAAGCAATTTTTCCAAAAATGCATCTCCTTTCTGTATATTTTTTTCTAAATCTTCTAAATCTGTATCATCATCAAATGCTTTACTAGACATAGAAGCTCCACCAACTCCATCGTTTCCTGTGCGAGCTCCTACTAAAATCATTAGTTGATTTTCATCTGTAATATTTCCATATATTATATTATCTTTTTTCATTAAACCTACTCCAAATACATTGACAAGCGGATTTTTATTATAATTTCTAGATAAATATAAACTTCCACAAGGATTACATACCCCAAACGTATTACCATAATAACTTATGCCCTTAACTGCTTCATCTAATAATTTACTAGAATTATCATCTATTCCAAAATATAAAAAATCTAAAATACCTATTGGACGTGACCCCATTGTTATTAAATCTCTTAAACAACCACCTACACCAGTTGAAGCACCATGAAATGCATTTATTTTACTTGGACTGTTATGTGATTCTATTTTTAGTGTTAAACAATAACCATTTCCTATGTCAAGTATTCCAGCATTTTCTCCAGGAGGAACAATTACAGAATTATTTTTAGTGTATAAATTTTTAAGAACAGATTTTGTTGATTTATAACTAATATGTTCTGATTGTAGTTCTTGAGTTATTTTATAATGAAGTTTTATATCATAATTTTCAATAAATAAATTATACAATAAATGTTTTAATAATAATTTATCATCTAGATTTCTAACGCGCTCAAAATGTGGAAAAAGACCAATTATATTATGATTTTCATTATATATTCCTCCTATATTTTCTGTACTTCCATTATTATGATTATTATAAGTACAAAAAATTTGATTATTATCTTTTAATTGTTGTAGTTCATCGTCAGTAAAAACTAATTTTCCATGACCATTTGCAATGGGAACATTAAAATCCTGTTTAATATTATTAAAATTAAAAGTACAATTAACTATTTTACTACAAAATTTTTTTGAATCATTTTCTTCAAATTTACCCGGTAATAGTTTCATATGTTGTAGTATCTGCAAACCATTGCATATTCCAACTAACTTTACACCTTTAATATTCGCTTCTTTTATAAAATTTATAACAGGATACTTTAATGCTTGTTTACCAGGATTAATTGTAAATTCACCAGTTATTTTTCCTTCATACTCTCTATCAGAAAACGCAAATCCACCTGGAATGACCAATAAGTCTAATTCTATATATTCTTTTTGATATTGATTTATAAAAATTAATTCATTTTCATCTTTAAAAAAATTATAAGTGTCAATTGAACAATTGGTTCCAAAGAATTCTACTACACCTACTTTCATTATTAATAATTTAATCTATAATTTTAATTTTAAATTTTACTATTATAATAATAAAAAAATATACTTTTATTTAATTTTTTGAAAAGATGGTTTTTGACCTACCATTTGATTAATTTTCCAACTTTCACCAATTTTATCATTTAATGAACCCATAATTAATGTGCTATGTATATTACTTTCACCAAGTTTATCATTTAATGAACCCATAATTAATGTGCTATGTATATTACTTTCAGAATCATTTTTTATTTTTTTAAGATATAAATTTCTATGTGGGTTATACATTATTATATTATATAATTTATAAAATCTATTTATAAATAATTTTATATATATATATATATATATATACATTAAATTTATCTTTTATAATAATAAGTTTATATAAACTTTTTAATTATTGAAAATATATATATTTTCTATTTTGGAATAAATTTTTTATCTGGTAATTTACAATCATTTTTATAAGTATTTAAATCTAATAAAATACTACGCATAGCATAGCAATATTTACAAAAACATATTTTTTTTTCTTGTCCTAAATATTTTAATTTATGTATTGTATAGATTTCTAACATTTTTTCGTTTTCAAAGTAATTTAAAAATTGTTTTAATTTTTTATTAAATGAAAAGGTTAATGTATAATTAAGTTCATATTCTGAATAATCAGTATATGATTTAAAATTTTGATTACTTTGTTGGAAATTAAAAATTTTAGATTTATGATTAAAATGTTTTAACCGCGTAATTTCCTTATTATTCATTACTAAATTATTAATTTATAAAAAAATAATTTTAAGTAATACAATAAAATAAAAAAATATTATTTTAATTTTTAAATCCATAATAAAATAAATACATAGGTTTGTTATCCTTTTTCATTTCTTTTTAGATAATAATCTATTTTTATTTTAATATTTCTAATCTACTTTTCTAATTAGTTTCATCTGTTAATTTAATATTCTATTTTCATCTTCTTTCCAAGGTGATTTTTTTTTTAATTTTTGTTTTTATTATAATCTATATTATAAATTTTATCATTTTTATATGAATTATTATCTTCATTTATAATACTTATAACATTATCAACTGTTTAAACTAAAATTAAATCAAACATATGTAAGTTACATAAATTATGAAAATCAATTTTAAATAATTATATATATTAATAATAATGATAGTTTTTATCGATAACACAAAAAATTTAAAAAAAGCTTTTATGAGTCCAAAAATTATCGATATTATTAAAAAAAGAAATATAGAGTATAAAATAGTTTCAAATAATAATGATGTAAATTATGTTGTTGATAATTTTAAAAAAAAAATAAAAGCCATAATTCTATCGGGTGGTCCTTTGTGTTTGTCAGATGATTTATCAATGTCATTAATAAATAAAAATATAACTATATTATTAAGATTAAAAAATGTACCTGTTCTAGGGATATGTTTTGGGTTTCAGTTACTATGTAGTATTTATGGAAGTAAAATAGTAAAAATGGAGGAAGAAATACAAGGTAAGTATAAATTGGAATTTGATAATAAATCAAAATTATTTAAAAATATGAATAAAAAAGAGTATTTGACTTATAAAAATCATAAAGATAAAGTGTTAGATAAACCAAATGGGTTTAAAATAATTAGTATTAATGAAAATAATACAATAGAAGCTATAGAAAATGCAGAAGAACAAATTTATGGTACTCAATTTCATCCAGAAGCATTAGAAGAAACATCAGAAATAATTTATAATTTTATAGATATATGTTATTTATAAAATTATCTTTTTTTATAAACAAATATTATAATGGATATGTTTTCTATAGAATTAGATGTAGTAATATCTGAATATTTAGTTGATAAATTTAAACATATTTTTAAGTATATACATCCAAATTTATTTACAATAACAGGTATAGTATTAAATTATTTTATATATAAATATTTAAATACAAAAGAAATAATTAAAAATAAAAGTAAAGAATTTTATTTATGTATGTTTTTAAGATGGGTATGTGATTGTTTAGATGGTACTATTGCAAGAAAATTTAATAAAGTATCAAAATATGGTCATTATTTAGATACTTTATCAGATATATTATTAGGTTTAATATTTAGTTATTACATACAAAAAAATATATTTAACTTTAGTTTTAATTCTGTATTATTTATAAATGTAATATTAATTTTTATATTTAATTATTATACATCATTTCTTACAACACATGATAAGATCAAAAATAAACATAAATCTGATAATATAATATATAAATTACTTGGACTAATAATAAATAATAGTTATTTAAATTTTATTTTTATAATAATTTTAAGCAAAATAATGTAATAAAAATTGATAGTTTATTTATATATTATTATTTAAAGTTTAATTTACTACTTATATTTAATGTTAAAAAATAAATATAAAAGAACTAGACTTTTGATAAAGGATTTATTAGAAAATCATGAAACGTATTTAAAAACAAAAAATATTTTTTGTGGTTGGATTCAATCAGTTAGAAAACAGACTGATTTGAATTTTATTGCAATTAATGATGGATCATGTATTTCTCATCTTCAAGTAATTTTATCTAATGAATATTATGAAGGTAATATTAATGAAATTAAAGATAAATTAGATACTGGTGCTTCTATTAAAGTTAATGGATTAGTTATTGAATCACCAGCACAAGGTCAGAAAGTAGAATTACAATGTCACAATTTAGAAATTATAGGTGAAGTTAGTGAAGGATATCCTCTCCCAAAAACAGCACTAACAACAGAATTCCTAAGACAAATTCCTCATATGAGAATTAGAAGACAAATGTGTTCCTCTATAGCAAAAATTAGAAATAATATTATGTTTAGTACTCATTTATTTATGAAAAGTAATGATTACACCCTAATTAATACCCCATTAATAACATCAAATGATTGTGAAGGTGCTGGTGAATCATTTACTATAACTAATATGTTAAAAAATAATATTAAAGATATCGCGTGTGATAAAGATGGTAAAATAGATTATTCAAAAGATTTTTTTGGTCAGAAATCTGGATTAACAGTATCAGGACAATTAAATTTAGAAACAAGTGTACCAGGTTTAGGTGATGTTTATACTTTAGGACCAACATTTAGAGCTGAAAATTCACAAACATCAAGACATCTTGCAGAATTCTGGATGTTTGAAATTGAGAGTGCATTTATGAAATTAAAATCATTAATGGATTTATCAGAGGATTATGTTAAATTTGTTATTAATGAAGTTATAAGTAAAAATAAAGAAGAACTTGATTTTCTTTGTAAAATTAGGAAAGATAAAGATTTAATCATTAATTTAAATAAAATTATAGAAAATAATTTTGAAAGAGTATCATATACAGAAGCAATTGATATTTTAGAGGAAAATATTAAAAATTATAATATTATTTTAAAAACTAATTATCCAAATATATCAGATAAAGATTGGAGAAAAAAATCAAAAAACAAAGATGTTTTTGAAAATCCTGTATTTTGGGGTATGGATATGAACAGTGAACATGAAAAATGGTTATGTGAAAAACATTTTAATAAACCTGTATTTGTTTTTAATTATCCAAAAGATATTAAAAGTTTCTATATGAAAGAAAATGAAAATGAAACAGAAGATAGAAAAACAGTCCAAGCGGTTGACTTATTAATTCCAGGAGTTGGTGAATTAATTGGAGGTTCAGTACGTGAGTCATCATATGAAAATTTATTAAAAAGAATGAAAGAAAAAAATATTAATGAAGAATCATTGCAATGGTATCTGGATCTCAGAAAATATGGTTATGGAAGTACTGCAGGAATGGGTTGTGGTATTGAAAGATTAATATCATTTATTAGTGGAACAAATAACATACGAGATTGTATTCAATTTCCACGTTTTCCTAATTCAATTTTTGCATAAACTTATAAATTTTAGAAAAGGTAATAAATCGTATTTTTTGTAATTTTATATAAATTTTTTATATAAAAATTATTAATTATATTCTAAATAATACTTTGTTCTATTAATAATATATAAAAATAATATCATTAATAATAACGTAATAATAGTATCTATTTTTGTTAATTGTCGTTCCATTAAATTTTGTGAAATATTAAATCAATTTTATAATAATACTTTAATATAAAATTAATTTATTATTAATTAAATAATGAATTCATATACAGTTAAAGAATTAAATAGTAAATTAAAAAAAAAATTAATAATAAATAATAAATTTAAAGAACAAGAGAAAAAAGAGGAATATACCAATAATATGCATAATGAAGATGATATGCATAATGAAGATGATATGCATAATGAAGATGATATGCATAATGAAGATGATATGCATAATGAAGATGATATGCATAATGAAGATGATATGCATA